CCCTGAGAATGGTCGGTTCTAAAGGTCACGTTCGACGGAGCGTAGACTCCTTCGCAGACAGCATATCCCACGCCGGTGATGCTGTCGCGTTCCTGATTGTCCGGTTAATCAGTAGTGTGGCGACTGCCCTCTGCACCCCATTTGGTCTGGGGCTCATTGTGGTGGTTACTACATTGCTGGTGACGCTTGTGCAGTTTTCGAGTCGCCAACTGCAATACAACGCCGTCCTAGGCTGCTCGTTGGGTGTGGTATTCATAACACTTGTAATAGTGTGGATGTTCCACCCACGTGCATCCTGGCGCCGCCCTGTCGTCAACACATACTTCCATCCGCAGGTCAACACACTGCGAGTCACAACGATGGAATCACTTCGCTTGTCTATTGATAGCGACGTGGAAGAGGACGATGAGGTGGAAGCGCTCATTGCCCAGATCAATGACGCCCCCGACCCACGCGCCGGTCGTGCGCTGTCAAAGCGCTGTGGCCAAGCCATACGCGCCGAGTTGGGGTATCCTAAATTTAGTCCTGCAAATAAGGCGATTGCAGTTCAGCGCGTTGAGCGCTGGTTGAGAGAAAATGCTCCTACGTTGCGCCACTCCTTGCGGAGTGGGGTACGGTCGAGAGCCGTCCTCCATGTGCTCATCCCGAGTGTTGATGAGGTGGGGATGGCCAAGGAATTGCAATGTGCAACGACCGCGGCTCGTGAGCATTACGTGCATTCGACGCATCTGGTTCCATCGGTATTGTTCGATGCCACCAGCGCCTTGGTACCGCGGCACGAAAATTTTTAAATCGCCCCATAGTTATTAGACCGCTCCTGGTGCTTACACAAGTGGACAAGGAGCGTCAAACGCTTAGGGGCAATGAGAGTTTCTCTATTGACAGCAGAGGGGTTGGTAAGGCCCGCAATAGGGATATCTATATGCTCCCTCACTTGGGATGTGAGGGGCACTACACGTCTTTTGAAGACTCTATAGAGAATGCGCGTACAGCCATTATGGAGCGCATCTTCTACCACCTTGCCCCATCGGGGGTGTTCGAGCGTCCGCACCGACCATCACGGGACGCAATTACTGCTGCTCTAGCTGGATTTGCTAGGCGTTTTAAACGCAATTGTCACCCGCTCACGCCTGTGCCTCTGTTGGATTATCCATACACTGCGTACAGGGGTCAGAAGTTACAATTGTATTTAAACGCGGCAAATACCGCAAGGACTAGAGGAGTGCGCCGTAGTGACGCTTACCTGGCAACTTTCTTGAAGCACGAGAAAATCCCAGTCACTAACAAACGCGCAGTGCCCAGGGTTATCCAGCCGAGGAGCCCTGTGTATAACGTCGAAGTTGGGCGTTATTTGCATCAGCTCGAACATGTGGTCTACGACAATATTGCCCAAGTATTTGGGGCCAGTACCGTGATGAAAGGATACAATGCCTTTGAGATAGGAGGCATGTTCCACGAAGCGTGGGGTAAGTATCAGAATCCCGCCGCGTATGGTTTGGATGCTAGTAGGTTTGACCAGCATGTCAGCCCTGAAATGTTGCAGTGGGAGCACCAGCAATATTTGCGGTATTATAAGGGCGATCGATTTATCGAACGCCTTTTGTCGTGGCAACTGCGCAACGTTGGGTTTGTGCGGTGCCACGATGGGAACATCAAGTACACGGTTTCTGGCGGGCGGTGTTCAGGG